ACCCTAATATGATAGAATCTTTTTCCTTTTCAATATTCTCACGTATTTTGTTTCGTTCGTCACCACCCATGCTGCCAGTGACACAATAAACTTTGCGCTTGCTATCGGGACCTAGTATTTTTTCAATTTGCTTTAGGATTGCTTTTCCGTGTTCGATGTGGTTGAACATTAGTAGGCAGTTCCTTTTCTGCAATACTGCCAAGCGTGCACAAAAATTGTTCCTTCGTTCTAATGTGAATAACCACTTAATTTCATCTTGATATTTTGCCTTGCGCAGCATTTTCTTTTCATCATCATTATAAGTGAGCATAAGTGCCTTGATAGACAACTCTGCTACTGTTTTGTTGTCCATCAGTTTTCTGGTAGTGATAACCTTTTGCACTTTTCCTAACAGACCTTCAAGAACCAATTGTGAGGTTTTCATATCATTCAGTGTGCCGGTAAACCCTAGCTTGAAGGAACAGTTTGTCATCTTCTCAGCTATTCCTCTGATAGAGTTGGATGTTGCTTGGTGTGCTTCATCTACAATCAATGTGCCAAATTGTTGAAAATACGACTTAGGCATTCTGAACAAACTCTGCCAGGTGCTTATCCAGATTTGCTTTTCTGATGACTTTTTCTTTCCACCCATGATTTGATGAACATTGTCCTCACAAACCCAATCATTCGCAGTAGAATAATCCGTGAAATCCCCAGTCATTTGTGCCACCAAACCAGTAGTAGGAACCAGAACAAGAATCTTTCTTTGAGAAATATTTTGAATTGCTCGACAGATACCATATATCATCAATGATTTGCCAGATGACGTAGGAGAAAGCATAAGTGCGCGTTTCTTCTTCAGAGCATGATAAATGGCAAATTGTTGATAATCTCTGGGTGTGATTGACTTACCACCCGATTGTAAATTTAGAGAAGTGACATAATTGGCAATATCATCAGGTGCTATGTCTGACTCTGCCAGTACATCATCATCAATTGAGCAAGTGAAACCGTTATTGCTTGCGAAGTCCTTCACATAGATCGCAAGACCCGTGTATAATTCACGGTTTCGCAAACGGAAAAGTTTGATTGTGCCGTCCCACTGTTTGTTTTTGTAAGAAGGCATGAATTTGTAGCCAGGAACAAAAAACGTGAAGAACTCGGAAAGGCTGTAGGCAATATGGTTTTCACACTCAACCCAACAATACGAATCGTTGACTTTATGTACTATTATTTCTGCTTTCATCATATCACCTTATGTATGTTTTATTGTGAACTCAACATTTCTTACTGGTACAAATATTGTTTTTAATCTAGGATATTGTGCTTAAAGTGTAATAAAATACACTTTAGAATGCCCCCGCTTGAAATTTCGACCATTCAACTATATCCCGCACAAGAAAAGACAACCCACCTATTTGTTTGATGACTGATTCTAAATATGCTGCCACTGATTTTTCATACTCAAGCTTGAAGCGTATCTTCTGAACTTCATCGTCCCCGTCAATGAGAATGTCAATTTCTGCTTTGTTCTTCAGCACCACATTAAAATCGTTGCGATAGTACATATATTTTGCTCTGTACAGCTTGTCATGATCTGCTTTTAATTTTACACATTTTAGCTGTACTTCTGTCAACATTTCTATATACTTGTGGTGTAGCATAGGAATATGCGCAGCCGAATGATTTAAGTTCTTTTCATCAACCCGTACGTCTCTTTTTACTTGTTCTTGTAAGTGCTGTAGATTCATAACGTAATCCTACCACAAACCTAGTAGAATGTCAAGACTTTTATACTACGTCAAATTGTGTGTAGTTGAATGTTGCTGAACACACTTGTACCTCTGTTCCTGCTTGCGTGCTGAACTGAATCTCGCCCAACATTGTAGGAAATACACCTTCAAATTTGAAAGTTCTGAGTGGTGTGAGGTTGTTTGTCAATATATCTAAATGAGCATCGGATGTGATAGTTGAAAGACTACCACCAGGATTCCTGCCAATTGAGCGCATTTCCTGAATCCAATTTAGTATTTCTAAATAGCTGCTGAATTGCTCATCCACAATAAACTCAAGCGTAATCGGATCAAATTCTGCTTTATCACCTGGGATTTTAATATCATGATAAGGGGTCGGCTGAATTGTCACTCCCATTGTAATGGTAGGAAGTGGACAAGAGGTGACTTCATACGTCTCGTTAGGAATCCGTCCAAATGAAAATTGATAATTTCTTGTATATGCGTTATTTTTTATTGTGATAGGCATACTGGTATTTATGCTGGAAAATTTAGGCAAAGGAAAAGGGAGCCGAAGCCCCCTTTTCTATTGTGGTTTGTCTTGAAACCTAACTTACAGGTTGTTTACCAAGAACTCACGATAATACTGATTGTTACCAGTGACAGTAGGATTAGTTACAAACGGATTGTAAGCAATACCATAACGCGACTTCATCCCGATGCGTGGCTGAAAATCGGACTCGCCAGTGGATTTCATCATCTGTAGTGGAACATATGGACAATAGAACATACCAGCGTCATAAACGTTAGCACCCTTGTAGCCGATGGTTACAAAGTCCTGTGCAGCATATGGATCAATGTACAGTTTGAAACGACCGCCGAGGACACCAGCAAAGCTTGCGCCAACGAAATCCTGATTCAATGGATTCTTGTTGCCAATACCCATAGAAGTGTCAAGTTTAGTGACCTGTTCCAAAGCTGCTGCAACCATTGGAGAACAAATAACAGTGTTACCTACGCCACGACGTGTTTCTTGAGCAATGGTAGTAGATTCACGAACAAGTTGCAAATACAGCATTTTGTATTTTTCAACTTCCCAACGTGCTGAACCAACAGAAATGCCGTTCATGTCAAAAATACCAGTGTTAGCCAGATTTGATGCAGCATCTAGTGCCAATGGGTCAAATACGCCAGTTGTTTGGTTGATCTTGCCTGCACCAGTAAAACCATTGCCATTAGCAACACCTGCAGTATGTTTTGCACCAAAGCGGATATGTGCAATCACTTCACGGTTAATTTCACCGACTACTTCACCGGACAAAATGTTTGACAGTTCTGCCTCAGCATCCAAACCATGAATAGCTTTAAGATCCTGTGCCAGTTCAATAGTATATTTTGCTTTCAATGCGCGAGAACCAGCTTCAACTGATACCTTGCTGATCTCAAAACTCATTTCTGGGAATGGGTTACCTTGTGCAACTGGAGTAACTGTACCTGCTACGGCTGCTTCTGTTACTTGTGAAGTTGAACCAAGAACTTCGCCTGCTGCTGTAGTATCTGCGTTACCTGTAGTGTTTGTGCCACTCAAGTTACCTGAAGTTTGAGGATTTGGTGCAGTCAAACCAAACGCTTCCACGCCTGCTGCTGTTGCGCCATAGTGTGCTTTCATTGCAAAAATCAAACCAGTAGGTCCGGACATTGGCTGTACGCCTACGAGATCATGAGCAACCAAAGATGGCATGGTGCGACGAACCATTGAAATCAACACTGGGTCATAAGTACCGTGTGCTGCGCCAACTGCGCCAAAACCAGTCGATGTTGTGGTTACTTCGTTTACTGTGTTCTCAAGAACACGAATGGTAGTGTTACGGATGGCAGTGTCTTCAATAGGCGCAACACCTTCTGCCATAATAACATCATTCCACTTTTGTTTTACTTCTTCTGACAATAGTGCCTTCGTCATTTTTTAAAACTCCTTAAGATATTGTTTATTAAATTGCTTGTAAATTATTTAGCAAAATGAAGTTTTTGCTACGTATTTTATCAAGCTTTCTTACTTAGTAGTCGAATTGCTTCTGCCATCTGTTCAGATGAAACAATATCAGTTTCTGTTTCGTCTACTGCGCCAGTGTCCTCGTTCAGCTTGTGTGTGAAACCAGAGCCTGGATTGAAGTAAGATTCTTTCAGTGTATTCACTTTAGACACATATTCTTCAATGTCACCAGCTTCTACATTCTCAGCCAGATCAAGCAACTTTTCTTTTTGTGTGTCTGCCATACTTTCGGTCATCTGAACAAATGCAATTGCCTTCTCAGCTTCAAAAACCTCTTTCTTTGCTGTCATGCTTGATTCCATTTCTTCGTCCAGCTTAGCTTCCAAAGATTCGACCTTATCAGCCAAACCTTCAACAATATCCCAGCGCTCTTCAGGAGCCTGAATATAATGTTCTTTCAGCAAATCAGCAATTCCTTCAGCAAAGGATTCGTTCATGTCAGCCTTGAGTCCTTCCTCAATGGCAATTTCATT